CTTTACCTTCTTGCTTACGTCTTAAATCCACGAATTGACGTAAACCCAGGTCGCTCGTTTTAAGTTTATATTTGTCAAGTGACCACACAAAAGTGACCAATTCCTTGAACAGAGGATGGTGTTTACAATTTTCCAATATGGAAATTGTGCGAATAGCAAAATAATCCTTTCCGCTAATTTCCTCTTTACTGATGTCATCAAATGTTTCCATGTGTATAATTCTATTTAGAGCTCTATAAGTAGAATACACACCGCCGATCAATCCGTCGGAAGTTCGATAATCCGGATGGTAAAGAAACTGAAGGTAGGTGCAATACTCTTCTGAAACATCGGATTTATCATCATTCATCTTAAGGCCACAGTCATTAAATGCTTTGAAGATTACATCAGGGTTGGAAGTAGAAGTAACGCTATCATCTCCCTGGATCTGCAGATTATCCATAGACACGCATTGACATGATTTAAAGATTGAATACTGAGTTATAGATCCAACTTCGTTTGTAAAAGTCGAACCTGATGGTATACCGTGGGATCCGGTTAAAATACCATCTGGAGTGACGATGGGAATGGTTGTGAACCTATCGCGGCATATATCAATGTCATCATGGTATTGCGATTGAAATAAACTTTTGATAGAATTAAAAGACACACCATGCAAGTACGATTTCACATCGTCATCATAGCCAGAAACATCTCACGACACAAGATATTGGCCACGTAGTTTATTATCTGATATTAATTTATTCATCGCCTCATCAAGCGATCTAGGAGAGCGAAGAGCTGCGCGCCACGTTTGTTTAACTTGGTGATTAAGAAGGGGCCTGTAAAACTTCATTTCTACAAGAGTGTCAGCAATTGGATAACCCCAAACATCTCTAGTCTTCCCTCCTTCCTGTGTCCGGGTAAATAAAACAGCAGGATATTTGCCATATAAATTGGATAGATCAGAAACAACTCGATCTTTAACATTACCCTTCCTCATTAAAAACGGTAAACCAGAGTTAGTGCTAGACTTCAGGTATTGCGCGGCCTTGTCTATGTCTAAAGGTCTCAACCTTCCTGCCGTTCCTAAATTTGGCACAATAATTTGATTATAATTACCCCCTATTCCAAAGGATGAATATAGCTTCTCTCTTCGTTCCGACCAAGGCTTTGCTATGGATCTTGGCCCGTATTTGGCACGATTAGACATCTCCATCTTGTCGAGAACACTGTTAATTTTCGATCTTCCTCGTTCAAATAACCTATCCCAGCCGATAAGTATTTCTTCAGGTGTGGCATTTTGAGCAATTGGACTCATGAATACCTCATCTTGACCCTTGACGATTCTATCTAATAAACGGGTTAGACTATTACGAGATTGCAGATTACCTGCAGTGAGTTCATCTAAGTCTAAGCGGTTAATTTTAACATTGTTAAGATTGCTATTAGATGAAATGGGATTCGCCAACAGGGAGATCTTGCTAAAACCTCTACGGTTTAGTACTAAAAGCGAATGCGATTTTGTTTGTATCATAACTGATTATAA